ACTCATCCATTGAGTCAAAAGATTTCGCTAGCGAGAAAGTAGCTTCTTGATTGCAGGGAACGGAAACAACCGATACCTCAAACAATTCAGCGTCCTTAATCTTAAGTCCGTCAGTTTCCGATAGGTAATCAGCATCCTTGACTCGGAAACCAACAGAAAATGCTCCAAGGATACCTTCTTTAACTAATTCGCAAACATTAGCAGGTGCTGACTTGCTAATCCTTGCTTCTAACTCCAGGCCGTTTTCTGTTACTTTTAGGCCTGTAGCACGACCGATAGGACGGTCGTAATCATGATTGAAAAGAATAATAGGATTCTTTTCAAAGTTCTTTAATCCACCTTTTGTCCACGCTTCTGCGGAAATAGCGTCACCAGCTCTATCAAAATCAGAGGTGCTTGCCATTCCACGAATCATAACGCTTCCGTCATCATTAGAGTGGGACTTAAAAGTAGATGTAAGATTGAAAATTTTATTCATCATTCATCTCTTTTTCTGCTTTATCAGCAGTCTTGCTCAAAGCATTCAAAGAGTTTTTGACGGGCTTTGGGGCAGGAGGAGTTGGAGTTGGAGTAGTTACTGTACGAACAACTCCAAAATCTTTATGCTTAGTCTTAAGAGCGTGTATGATATACTTCCATGCCTTAAAACTTCTCTTAACGGATATGGGGTGCACAGCCTCTTTTGCGCCAACAATAGCAACATAAGCTTTATAGTCTATGTCTACAGGTAGCTCAAATTCTATAAAATGCTTATAAACTGTATCTAAAATCTTTTGTTTTTGACGAACTGCCATTTTATTCTTCTCCTTCGGATTGATCAGGCCTTCCGCCTTCATCTGGGTTTACTGCACTTCCTGCTATATTTGCGGGTACTCGTATCTCATCATGCCCTTCTGCGGGCTCCATACCAAGCCGTACTCTAGCTTCATTAGCGGATATTATACCTCCGTTTACTAAGGAAGTATAGTAGGCCGACGCGTCTCGTAGCTCTGGCTGTAAAGCCGGGATATCTTTAATATCTTCTGAAAGATGAAACCCAAAGAAACGTTCTTGGGCAAAGTTAATCTTTCTAACTATAGGTAAAATTGTCTCTAAGTAGTACATTCTCATATTAGGACGAATGTTAGCATTGTTCCCAGAGTCTAATAATATAGGGGGTACTCCGAGTGCTTTTAATATAATCTTCTCATTCTCGGCAATTGCTGATTGAAAATCTAACTCTTTAAAGTTTACATTAGAAATGCTATCAAGCTCTATACCGCCATCTAGTATGAGAGGTCTTCTACCACCAGTATCTGGACGATAACGAGCAGTCCAGGATTGTATCATTCTCTCTTTGATTTTCTCAGATAGAGTATTAGGAGACTTCAGTACTAAACCAGGTACCGCTCCGTTTTTAAAGAAGTTATCCTGAAAGTCTCTCATGTTTCGCATAAGCACCATTGTGCGCAATGCTGGCTTTAGTCTGGATACTCCTCTATAAATAGAGTAGAAAGAGTTATCTTTAATATGAATAATCTCACTAGGCTTATAGTTTACTGTCTGATTAAAGCTGAACTTTTCAATATAAGTACTATCACTAGCGTGAATAGTCATCTTATTTGCGGGTAGGTGGTATAAGTGTACGCCATCAAAGTAAATAAATATATTGCCATCTATTAAATAATCAGTAACTAGATTACGTCTAAAAGTACTGATATCCTGAAAAGGATTGGGCTCTTTATTCAAGAGTAGTTCTACCCTTGATCTTTTAATCCCTTTTATTACACTTTGGATTCCAGGTATTTGAGCGCCTACAGATATAGGAATCTCAGAAACGTCATCCACTATTATGTTGACACCTCTGTTTACGATCTCTAGATCTTCATACGCTCTTTCGTAACTGGTTGTGTGCTCTCTAGAAGGCTCTACTTTATGGTCATAGTAAGGTTGTGCAGGATTTAGTTTTTCCTCTACATCTTTGCCTATAAATCTATCATACCATGCCATGTTTTTCTCTTTGAATCTCTACCCAGTTCTTTTGCTTAGTAGCGGTACCTAAGCTAGGGTTTCTCCCATAAATGGAATGCAACTGTAAGTGGTGAGCATTGCAGAGAGTTACGGTGTGTTCGTATAACTCTGCTTGATGCTCCTCTATGAAGTCTTCTCTAAAAGAAAGTACATTCTTAGGGTCTAGTTTGTTCTTTGCTACGTAATCATGTATAAGAGGGGCTAACGTATGAAAGTGGTGAAAGTCTAATTTAGCCTTCTCTCCACATATTCGGCATTCACTGCCTTTTTCATACTTATTCTTTGCTTTGTCTCTTATGTATTTTACGATGTCTCTTTTTAAATTCATTTTCTAATACCAGAATTATATCGAGTTTGAGGTACCATGTCAAATATTATTTTTGCAATGGTATCGTTAAAAACCACTGTTTGATGTTTCAAACGAGTAGAGGGCGTATCTTAGTGCGTCTGCCATGTGCGAGGCTCTATTGTGTTTGGGCTTTTCTTTAAGCAGATTCGGGTTAGGGTCCCACTGGTACTGGTCAAGTGCTGCTAAAGTTTCTGTGCAGGTCTGGTCAATAAGCAAACAATCATGATCTACTCTCCCCTCTACCTTTGCTATGCCATCTAATCTTGATTTTTTAGCATTAATTGTACTAATATCGTAATTCTGTGCAAAGTCAAAGCGTGTTTGCTGAGCTGCAGAGTCAATAAAAATATAGTCTATATCCCACTTGTCGATCAGTCTCTGTATTTCACCAGCATGCTGCTCAGTTGTCTTCTCTGCATCTAAGTACTCATCAAGTAAATAGTATTTCTCTTCGTCCCAGTCATAACCAAGTACGCAAAATGCAGTAGGATCTCTATAACCTACGTCAAGTCCTGCAAATATGTCCATGCGCTTAGTTTGCATATCCTGGAAGGAGCCCACACATTTCTCGAAGTCGAAGCTCCATACCTGTCCTTCAAAAGTATTGAAGTCAGCTTCGTACTCTTGGCGGAATTCTGCTTCTGACATACTCTTTCTAGCTT